GAGGCTCCGGACATGCCTGCTGTTGTGACGGTCTGGATGTGACCGCTCGGGTCGAGGACGGTCTGCCCAAGCGTGTAAGCGGTTGATGCGATCCATCCGAGCGGAACCGTTATGGGCGTGTCTGTCCGGACCAGGGTGATCGGGGCGATGAGGCTCGCAATCGGCTCGATCGTTACCGTAAAGGGGCCCGTGGTTCCGTCGATTGAGACTTGCGTGGTGCCGTGCGCGATCGTGGCTGTGGTGGAGACTGCGACGGTGGACGCAACGATGACGGACGCCGATGTTACGAGCGGGGAGCCCTGATAATTATTGACGGCTGTCGGAGAATAACCGAAGGAATTCTCGAAGACCAGGTCGATGAAGACGATCGTGGTGCTTGGCAGCGTTTCCGTGGCTGCCCAGGATTGCCAGGAAGTCAGCAGTCCGGAGCTCGGCTCCCAGAAGCCCTCCGGAAACGGATAGACATAGGTCTGACACAGCAGCAGGGTAATGTACACTCCGCTCGGCGTGTGAGCTGCTGCCGTCGAGCCCTGCTGGCCACGCGTGATTGTATAAGTGTGGTTGAAGCCGGAGCGCGCGGTCTGGGCTCCGACACCAATGATTTCCGAATCGATCATCACGAATGACCCGGTCAGTGACGGCCCGAGAATACAGTTCACCACCATCGACGTGTCAGTGGCTCCGATGGCTGCGTTGAGCGACTCGACCATCCCGGTGGGAGACGGGTAGTAAACGCCGAACTGGGCTTGAGAGATCGACTCTAAGTTAGTGGTCACTCCCGCGAAGTTGATGGCGCTGAAGCGAATGGAGCCGGCGATGGAATTGTCCGCGGTGAATGCCGGCAGCGGAGGAACAGCGGTGTCGGTCCCGGGAGCGACGCCGGCGGCCTGACCATAGATCCAGTCCTCACGAATCGGATTATCCCCGTCAGGAGACTCGACGCCGTTGACATCGACGGTGAAGCCGGCCACCAGGACAGCGGTGTTCACGAAGTTCTGCGCGGCAATTTCAAGCTGCGCCTCATGCTGATAATCTGCATTCGCTACTGCGGGCGCGTCTGACTTATACAGCCAGCTTGGTTCTTCAATGATCCAGACCGACGTATAGTCGAGGTAAAGTGGGAGATCCCAAGAAAAGGTGCTCGCACCGTTGCCGGTCAACTTGCGCAGTTCTCCGCGGCTCGTGCCCTGGATGACCCGCAGAATATTGCCTCTCTCGCTGTTGACCGCGAGGCCAAGCCACGAGTTCTCGCCGTTGAGCATGCCGGCGTCGGAGATCGAGGTCGGGGTCAGGGTGTTCGACGCATCCGCCGTAAAGCGCACCGCAACAATGTCGCCTACCTGGAAAGACTGCATCGGCTGCATGCTGACAACCGCCTGCGGGGAAACGGTAAGAGTTCCGGTGGTGTGGTCGTAGCCGGTAATTGAGACGCTCAAGAAAGGCGTGCTCGAGCCGTTCCTGCCGATCACTGATAGAGCACGGCCAACAAGTACGGGAGGGGTTCCGCTGCTGTCGAATAGCTCGACGCACGTCACGGTGGTCGACGTCACGCTGGTGACGGCGACCTCCATAATCCCCGAGTGGCTGAGCATCTTCGCCTTGATCCGCACGGCTGCAACATAGGGCGACGGCAGCGCCCAGGTTGAGCGAACGATAGCGGCGCCGAAGGTGATGGAGCCCGGTGTGTAGGTGGTGCCTCCGCCACCCGCTGTTAGAGCGCCGGCCGCCTGCGCACAAATCAGGTCATCCTGGAGCGAGATGAATAGCACGTAAGAAGCGAGGCCGGAAACCGGCGGCCACGTGATATTGGACAACGTAAAGGTGTCCGTGCCCGTGTCCGAGGTGCCGATAACGACAATAGCCGCGGGAGCGGATGGCAGCCCGTTCGTATCGATGGCGCAAAGAGAAACAATGAGCGAGGAGTTGGCGGGCAGCGAGCCGCCGGTTGTGCTTTGGGTGATTGTGCCGATGACCGGGCCCGGCGCTCCCGTCGCAGAGAATTCGGTCACCGGGAGCCTTCCGGTAATTATGAGGCTTGCCGCGACCGAGGTGTCTGCCAGACCCGTATAGGCTTGGTCGGAGTCAAAGGTCCATTCCGAGGGAAATAGCGCATCCCAGGATTGAGCTTGAATTTGATACGGCGCCCACATGGGAGCGAGTGGAATGGGGTAGAAGAGCGCTGGAGGCGCGCTCGGCAGCACGTCGATCGGCTGCGGCCCTACATCGAGGTCGTACATCGAATCGGTGACGGTCTGCGCATCGATCTGGATCGACCAATCCTTCTTCAGCGTGTAGCGCTGAATCCTGAAGGACATAGTGATGACCTGGAAGGAGAGCCCAGAACCATTGCCCGGCGCCGGCGTGACCGTCAGGCTCGTGACGGATCCTCCCGATATGGCTACAGCCGTGATCGTGACCTGAGTCCCGTTGATGAGTGCGTCTTTATTGAGGAGCGAGGATTGCGCAGGTCCGCCGGCTTCAGGCGTGAAGACAGAATCATTCCAGTTATCGCCGCTCGCCTGCGTGACCGTTGCGCCGCTGACATTGCAGGTTCCATGCAGCCCGGGAATCTCGGGATGCGTTTGCGAGACCACCTGCCCGACTTCGTTGCCCAGGCCTAAGAGCGTTGTCTGCCACGAGGCAATTCGCGCATCGCGCCATTCCGTATAGGTGATGCCGCCCAGTTCCTCGCGCGTACGGGTGGCGGCGATCCGAAGGGCCTGGCTCAGCGTCGAGCACCCCACCGAGTGCATTTGGGTGGTGAGGGGAGATCCCGGCCGGCCGTAATACGCGGCGTGATCCTTGTCGCAATATTCGGCCGTGTTGGCTTGGTATTGATAGGCGACGTCGGCGTACGAGAGCACCAGATGTTCGAATGTGGACTGAATCGGTTTGAGGTTCAGCGTCTGGAAAAGGGTGTTGCCGAGGCCGTACGCGTCAACCGCGCTCGCATTAATTCGGCAGCCGAGCTTCAGCTTGCCGAACTCCCAGGTATAGTAGCCGAGCGCGCAGTTGAGCACCTCGGTCAGCCAATCGCGGAAGGGCTTCTGACTGCTGACTACGCCTTGAAACTGAAACTGGGTCTCCGTTCCGGTACCGAGGAGAGGGGTAACCTGTGCGGCCGCAATTTCCGCAGAGCCGCTTCCGTCGCCGACAAACAGAGAGGGCAGCACGAACATTGCGAGCTGTGCGACCGAGTTATTGGGCGTCGTGATGCTGTCGCCCGGCGTGGCGCTGGTTGAGATGGGGGTGTAGTAGTAGGCGGTCCAGTTGTACTTGCCGCTCGAAACATATCCTCCAAAGAGCACGGTGCCGGGAGGTTCCCGATCGCCAATGGACGCCAGGAGCGCTTTTTTCGCGTCGGAGCTGTTCGGATTGCCCTGAAAAATTGCGGTGCATGCCCCCACATAGGCGTTCCAAATCGTAGTCCAGTTAGCGAGAAAGATCGCTTTATTGGCGCTCGTCTGGTCTACCGCGTCCAGGTTTTGCCAGTTTTGCACGTTCTGCTGAAGGATCGTCTCCGCCTGGTTGGCCGCGTTGCTCATGGGCACGCTGAATTGATTTCCCGCGAATGCTCCGCCGATGAGAACGATGAACCCGGCGATCAGGAGAGCAATGCCAACAATCGGAATAACCAGCGCCGCGACCCCTACACCGACAAACAGGCCGATAGTCAAGGCGCTCGTACCCCAATAACTGCTTGGCGGGAGCGTAACTGTGATGGTTGTCGTGTTGAGCGGTACCGTGATATTACCGCTGAGGCCCGTCGCGCGGAGCAGCATGTTGACCGCGATCCAGAACGGGTTGATGAGCCCCCTGACGGCGGTCCGGTTGCCGAATTGGTCCCAGGTCCAGCCTGCTAAACCGTAGTCGATCGGTACGACCATCTGGTGCTGGTCTGGAGTACTCGGTTGGATGGTGGTCGATTTGACGATGCGAAGTTCGCATGTGGCGACACCCGCCGCATAATTATTCGGTTCATAGGCCTCCGGTATGGGATTGCCGTTTGAGTCCTGACCGCCGCCCTGACCGAGAGAGAAGAAATCCACAGCCGGATTTGCAGGATCGCTACCCAAGACCTGGCGCAAGCCGTAACCCGGTTTATTTTGCGTTACGTTGAGATCCCCATTAATCTTGAGCCCCTGCCACAAATACCCGTCCACCATCGGCGCCACGACATACCGGAAGCCGTCCGCATTGGTGACGACCGCGGATGTAGTGTAGCCGCCCAAAGGTCCAGCGCCGACAATAGCGAGCGAGTCGGCGAATCCTGATTCATCGCGGTAATCGACCATCAGGCCATTGGCCATGAAGGCGAAGAGCGGATTGCCGCCGCTGTTGCACCAAATTTCCGGGAGTGCGAGTCCCCAGATTGTGTCCGAAACGATCGAGGTTGCAGTGACTTTGTTTCTGCCGAAGCCGGCGAAACCGGTCGAGTCGTCCTTGATGTTGGTGCCCTGCGGATCCGCCTGCTGGCCGCCGAAGTATTTCGACATGCCATGCGCCTGGCAGCCATTTGCCGATTCGAGGTAGTAATCGCAGGCCGTCGAACTGGCGCTGGGAAAGTCCACTGTATCGAGGGTGCCCTTCGTCGCAAACGGGCAATTTTGCGTAGGATTGGCTGATCCCAGTGTCGTCACAACGTCATTGAACGTCTTCCAGCACTGCCGGGAGATTTGCCTCTCCGGGTACTGGTTCATGATCTGAAAGAATCCGTCCGAGCAGGTAATGGGGAATGTCGCCGTTCCATCGCTGCTGAAAGACTGGATGACGCCCTTCCACAGCTGCAGCAGAATCCCGGAGTTCACGTGGTAGAGCGAAAGGTCGATCGACGCGTACTTGAGATCAGTGTCGTTCGCGAGCTGAGTCATCGCGCGATCGCCGTTACCAAAGGCGAACTTTACGTTGTCGGATGAGCCTTTGATGTCCTGCGAGAGGATGACGTCCGAGCCCTGCTCTCCCATCGCAATGATGCGGGGAAGATAGGCCTGTCCTCCAATTGTGACGCGCCGGTCGGAGAGATAAATGTCCGGGACCGCCGCCTCCCGCACCTTGATATGGATCAGAGGAATGATCTCCTGTGTTTCGGAGAGCAGCGCGGTAGATAGAGCGGTTGAGGGAAATCTGACGCAGGTCGAGGCTATCGAATACGGACCCTCGATCGAGGTCTGAATTACTTCGACAAAATTCAGCCCAACCTGGACGCAGCTCCGCAGGTAATCGAACGAGAAAGGAGTGAATTCGAAGGTGCAAAGAACGCTCGAAGCGCTGCCATCCGCGTTCGGAACCGTGTAGGTGAAGGCTTTCCAGGGTCCCTGCATCGACTCCCAGAACGCCTTGAGCGCCAGACCCTCGGACCAGTTGAGGCTCGGCCGCTTGAACTGGAATTTCCGGGGTCCTACCCCCGTGAAATAGCGCTGCTCCTGCTTGGCGTCGAGGGAGCCGAAGCGGTGAACAATGACGGGTCGATCGACAGAGAACCCGAAAGGGAAGTCTGTCGAGAGGGGGAAGACTTGGGTACTGGAGATCCCCGCGCCGCCCGTTGACAGGGCGAGACTCGGTACTATGATGCGACCGATAGTATCGGACATCTAGGCCACTTCCACGAGTTGCAGGCCTGCGACATTTGTCCGCGCCGGGTCTGTCGCCTGAGCCCAACTGCCGCGGAACACCACCGTGACCCTCCCCTGAAGGTTACTTCCGGATGAGTCGTAATTACTGCCGATCTGATTGCCGCTCAGCACGTCGAACGGGTCGTAAAATGCGAACGCTGTCACGCCGCCCTGCTGCGAAATCCAGAATGCGTAGAGGGTCGCAAGGGCAGTCGAGCTGAGGCGCTTTGCGAGCTTGAACGTGCGGCGAGAAGTTTGCGCGAGCTGCGACCGCTGTGTGGTGCCGTCGTGGTATTGGCTCTGCAGTTGCGCATACTCGCGCAGCTCCTGAAACGCGGTGCACAGCGAGGCTGGCATTACACCGTTTGGAGCGGGTTGGACAAGGTTGCCGGGCATTGGGAGAAGTAAAACAGTGGCTAAAATTAACAAGATCCCCGTAAATCCCCTGGCTTCAGCCATGGGGATATAAGGACATTCGCCCGCTGAGGGCGACTGCTTTTCTCGTCGCGTTCTAGTACTAGCGACACGTGTTTAAACGTAGTAAACATTGGTTTTTCACGCGATAATGGATGTAGTTGCGACTAACCTTCAAGTACCGCATCTACCCCACGAAGCCGCAGGTTGAATTTCTCAGCGGCCAACTGCGCGAAGCGGCGAGCCTCTACAACGCAGCGCTTGAAGAGCGAATCGGCGTATGGAAGATTTGCAGAAAGTCGATCGGCTATTTCGATCAACAAAACCAGCTGCCCGCGATGCGGAAGGATGGCTGCCTGACGCTGGTAAATGCCCAGTGCGCTCAGGATGTTCTTCGCCGTGTGGATAAAACCTTTGCGGCATTCTTCGCTCGCGTGAAGCGCGGCGCTTGAGAAGCCCCTGGCTTTAGCCATGGGGTTCGATCACGTGACCATTAATCCGGGAACCTGCAAATTGGCTGCGCTTTGGGTGCGACCGTAACTTGAATTCTGCGCGTCCATCGACTGATCAGTCACGAATTGGGGGCTAATTGCCGTACCGTTGATGTTCAATGCGAAACTCATGCCGGTGCCTCCGGAAGTATTCGGCCCTGCCTGGGTGGGATAGTTACTCCCCCCAATTCCGCCGAGCGTCGGGATGTTCGATGCGTATTGGTGTGCCGTTCCGTCCTGATAGGTCGACTGCTGGAAAAGCCCCCCGCCTTGCTCGACAAGGCTTCCCGCGTAAGGCGTGCTCCCCGAGAGTGAAGTTTTCTGGCCGGTGCTTTCGGCGTAAAGCATGAGAAGTTGCCGCACGCTGGGCGACCTCATTGCGACCGCAATGTTGCCGCCGTACTGCGACTGCGCCACCGACACGATCTGCTTCACAGTTCCGGAGTTAGCGGATAAATTTATCTGATATATAGATTTAGCGTCCGAGACCACCTTCTCTTGTGGCGACTGTATGCCGAGCAAATCCTCCGCCCCGCTGATCGCCGCGCCCGCGGCCGCTCCGACTCCCGCGCCGATCGCTGTGCCGATTCCGGGCAGAATCATGGTGCCGATCCCCGCGCCGGTAAGCGCTCCGCCGAGTGTTGATTCCGCGATTCCAGTGCCGCTCCCCATGTGCACTCCGGTGAGTCCGGCCATAGCGAGAGGCATCCCTACAGACATCTCTGCCTGCGCACCGCCTTTACTCGACAGCGCACCCGCGACACTGCCCATGAAGCCGCCGCCCGCACTGGAGGCGACGTCGCTATTCATCCAGTTGCCCTTGGAGAAGGTGCTCTTGAGTCCGCCGAGCATGCCACTGAAGCCGGACTTCGAGGTGCCAGCCTCAGCTCGGGAGCCCATATGGAACCCATCCGCACTGTCATCGAGAATTGGAATGCTGTCTAAGCCGCCGAGCGCTCCGCCGAGATTAAAACCTCCACCACGTCCGCCGAGCAGTCCACCGATACTGAAGCCTCCCCCGCCCGCACGTGGGGACACGTTACCGCCTCCGCCGGACCATCCTACGCCGCCCCCACCTGAAAGGATGCCGGATGGATCAAGTGACCCGCCGCTAAAAGATAATCCTCCGCCGCCGCCAAATGATGCAGGCGCGGTGATCGAGGGCATAGAGATGGTCGGAGCGCCGGCAGGACCTCCCGGCATGGAAGGAGCCGCGACGCCCATACCTGCTGCCAAGATCGCGGTTAGGGTCGCCATGGTCGCGCTGTTCTGATTGGTCGCAGCGATGTGGCGATCGGTGGCGGCAATCAGTGGATCCTTGCTTGGGTGGAACATGCCGTTGATTCCCCCGCTGCCGTCTTTGCCGTAGATGAGCGGCTGCAGTAGGTGCGCTGCTCCGCTTGATACCGCGTCTACGGCTGGTTTCAGGACTGCCTGGTGGAGGACGCTGCCCAAGTCCTTGGCGAAGTTCTTGGGCTTGGTGAAGAGGACCTCAGTGAGTTTCTCTGCGGAGGATTTCAGACTATCGAACTGTTGGCGCTGTATCTCCGAGATTTTGGCCGCGTTTTCGAGTTGGATATCGAACTTCGTCTGCTCGAATTTAATCTCGGCATCTTCGCGCGCCTGCTCGGCCTGCGGGCCCTTGGTCTGAGCGATTTGCTTCTCGAGTTCCAGTACCTTCTCTGCGGTACCCTCCCGCAGTGCGCTCAATTGCGATTGCCTTGAAAGTTCGTCGGTGCTCGATCTTCCCCCTGAGGCGTTGATCAGCATGGCTCCGTAGCGTTCGTCATTCTGCGCGCCCCGGATGAGGTCCTGGAAGGTAGCCTGGCGAGGGAACTGGGAGAATTGCGGCATCGTCATGCGCTCGAATGCCGTCGCGAGTTCAGGATGAAGAGCGAGTTCTTTGAGTCGATCCTCTTGCGTTTTTCCGCTCTCAGACGCAATGCCGTTCGAGAAAATCTGCGACCCGGACATGGTTTCACTGTTGGAGAGATTGAATTCCTCCGTCCTTTTTCGATTCGCGAGATACAGCTTGGCCTCTTCGGCCTGGGTCATGTTCTCATATGCCCTGTTAAACACGGCGGTCGATGCCGGAGTATTGCCGGGCTGCGCGAGCGCGTCCCGTCGCTCCTGGGAAATCTTCTGCAATCCGGTCAGACCCAGGGATTGCTCCAGCAGCGCGTCGGCCCGCTTCTGCGTCGCTTCGACTATGTTCTGCGATGCTTTAGCCGCCGCTGCTGCATCCTTGGCCGCCTTCTCGGCATCTTCCAGCGTTTTCACATAACGGCCCGAGGTTGCCGAAACCGTCTGCGCGGATAACGCTTGAGTGGTCAACGCCAATCGCTTGGCCGGATCCCTCTCGGTCTGCAGTGCGGTGAAGGCTGCATTACTTTCTGCCGCCTTTGAGGATTGGAGCGCTCTCTGTCCTTCGAGTGTTTGAGCCTGGCGCTGCTGGCGCGCAGCTTCTTGAGCGAGAGCGTCTTGAACGAAAATTTCATTTCCCGCACCTGCCCCGGCAACTCCAGGGGGGGGCGCAAAGTTTCCGTTTTGAACGAGCGGCACGATTCCGTGGGCCGAGAGCATTGCGGTCATTGCACGAACACCGCGTTTACTCGCGTCTTCGATCGCCCCAACGACTATCTCAACACCGGTTTTAAAAGCTTCCCATCTCGCGGTGACTACGCTGAAATCAGTGAATTCGACCCACTGATTATGAATGTCCTGGGCCGCCTGGTGAATCTGAGTCCGCGAAAGCTGGTCAATTTTGACGCCGTATTTATCAACTGAATCCGAGGCGAGGACGAACTTGGTGTCGAGATCCGCAAGCGCCATTCCAGCCTGGGAGCCGAACAACTGCACGGCGATTTCGGCTTGCCGCGCGGGATCGGCGATAGACTGGAATCCGGCCGCGATTCTGCCAAGGATGGCAGGATCTCCGACATTTCCCGTTGCCCCCAATTTATTGAGCGCGTCCTGGACTCCACTTTGATTTTGCTGCCACTGAGATTGGAGACCGGTGTAAAGCGATCTGACGTTCCCCTGGTTCGTACCGCCGGCTTTTGAGACCGC